CTCGTAGTGCTTCCGTTAAAACTACTGCTTACATCATCAATTAATCTGTAATCATCAGCAGAACGAATATTATTTCCAATATATGGCATAGCAGATTAATCCAGAATTCTTCTTAATTTCTTTAATCATTTTAAGCTTAGTAAATATGGGACTTTCTAACTATTAGGTCCTAATGTAGATGGCTGATTAGGCCAAACTACATCAGTGATTACAGTATATGTCTGAGGTATATCTCTAAGGTTTTGTCGGTAAGCAGACCACTGAGCCTGATCAACAGAACAACCCGGAGTGACAGTCCAGTCTGTAGATTTTAAAATATAATCTCGTTTTTTTCTAATATTCTCCCAAGTAGAATCATCTAGTTCTAAAACTCTTTCACCGTAAACTATAATTTCGATAGCCTCAACTTTCGCTTTAAGACTTTCAAAATTATTTGATAAAGTTACAAGATCATTATTAACTGATAATCCCATTTTAGGTCTGTTCTAAATAACTTATAGCTACATCAAGAGTGCTTGCAGTATCAGTTCTTACTCTTAAAATATCATTAGATTCCATAATAACTTTCGATCCACTAATTAATTCAAGAGAAGATCCAGCTGGCACTGGGGCATTTCTTAAAAGAAATACATCATCTCCTGTATTAGTAACTAAAAAAACATCTACATCAGCACTAGATGCTGTTTTATTGGAAACTAATATACTCAAAAGAACTAATGTCGCAGAGCTACCGGCTGTTAAAACATTTGCATTAGTGCTGCTATGTGCATCAGTTACACAACTTGATTTCGTATCGACTTTGAAGGTGTTTGCCATATTATCCTAAAGCAATAATTAGTGCTAAGTTTTCCTCAGAGTTTACAGTACCAGTAATTGATAATTGTCCATTAATTTGGACATTACCTGTAAAGGTCGCAGCTCCATTAGAATCTATTGTAAGACGACTTGACCCACCAGTAACTAAAGCTAACTCGTCAGAAGCCGGACTTATAATCCCTGTATCAAAATCTCCAGCAAATTTTAAAGCACAATTAGTAGTAGAACCTCTTTCTAATTGAGAATTAGAAGCATCCTGTCTTAATAAAGGGAATCCACCTGATGTTACTGCATCATGTACTACAACAGTTTTTATAGAAGTATCTACAGTTACTTCTCCATCAGCACCTCTAAAATTGTTGTGCTCAGCTGTTGTTCCTCTTCTGAATTGAACTTGAGTTGCCATAATACTATCCTAACGCTACTGCTATTGCGGTAGCAAAACTCTCCGTACTTATTGTCCCATCACTGTCAGGGACAGTCATGGTTCTTGTTGTACTTCCTGTAATTCCAGAACATTCAAAAGCTAATTTTTTGCTAGAATCTCCATTGTCAGTAACTCTGAAAACATCATCTGCAAACTCAGTCGATCCGCCTCCGACTAAAGCAATTGTTCCGTCCTGATCAGGTATTGTTAGTGTCCTTGTTGTACTTCCTGTAATTCCAGAACAATCAAGTGCGACTACTTTTGTGTTGTCGCTGTTATTTCTAACTCTAAATCCACTGTCGTTTGTTACTACAGCAGTTGAAGTAATTGAAGCTAATCCAGTAAATGTAGTTTGGCTGGAGCCTAATGCAACAGAAGAACTTCCTATAGTTATTGTGCTATTTGCAAGATTACTATTAGCAATTGAAGAAGCAGATGTTAATACTGTGCCTGTTTCAGCCGGTAATGTTATTGTCACATCAGCTGTAGAAGCTGGTCCTACTAGTGTTGCTGAATTTGTTCCATTATCTGTATCCTCTTTAAAAATTATGCTACCAGCAGAAGTAGAAGACCCAGTTAAAGTTGGAGCAGTAAGACTTTTATTTGTTAAAGTTTCAGAACCAGCTAATGTAGCAAACGAATTATCAGTTAATGCAGTATTGAACTCTGCAGTTGTACCAGATATTGTATTAGAACCAAGAGCTAATGTTTTATTTGTTAATGTGACAGAATTTGATAAAGTAACTGGATAAACAATATCGCTAGTTAATGCAACAGTTCCAGTCGTGTTAGGTAAAGTTATGGTTTTATCTCCACCTGATGCATCAGCTGCTGTTAATATTATTTCGTCAGTATCAGCACTTGACCCTTCAAAAGTTATATTTCCACCAGCTATAGAAATAGCATTTGCAGCGTCTGCTACTCCAGAAATTAGAGTTGTTGCAGTCAAAGTGGTAGAAGTAAGAGCAGATAAACCTGCAATCGTTGTTGCAGTAGCTCCTAAATTAATAGAAGTGCTTCCTACTGTTAAAGATGAATTTGCTAGTTGAGCATTAGGTATTGCACTTGTCCCTAGTTCTCCAGTACCAAAGTTATACGTAAGTCCCGATCCAGATGCCACACTAATATGTGCTCTTACTTCAGATGCAGAAGGTCCTGTATATGTAATTACTCCTGTTGAATTGTCATATGAAAGACTACCATCTCCCCCAGAATCAGTTACAGAAACAGCAGCTCTTGATCTTGTATCAGTGTAATAAAGATTAGTATTTTCAGTTAAATCTGCAGTTGTATTACCAGCAAAATCTAATTTATCAGAAGATGAATCTAACTCCTCAAAAAGCCCTGAAACAAGCACTAATGATTTTCTAGTTGCCATCTTATATCTAGATTAGATTCTCGTTCAAAAGAACTTATTTATATTTATTTTAATCCCACTAAATTGTTAACTTAACTCAACAGGTGGTTCTGTCTTTACTATTAATGAAGCAGTAGTAGCAGCTTGTCCTACTCTTGTAACATAATGTCCTGAGTTTACTGGAGGATTTTTTGTTATTGATCCTGCAGAATTAGCTGATAAAAAATATTTTTTACCAGCTTCTAACGGTGTTACTGGAGTAACACCTTCTACAATACAGCGGACTAAATTACCTGCAGACGTAGTTGTTTCTACAAAACCAACTACTCTTGCCTTATCTTGGGTATCATTTGCTATTGCTTTTCCTAATTTTCCATCACTAGCTCTTGAGAAAACAGCATCACCTTGAACTACATTTTCAAAAGCCTCTGCTTCAAATCCGTTTACTTTATTAGTTATTTGTCCTGGATAATTCGTTTTTAAATCTATTAATGACTCAGTAAAACCTTGAGCATTAGGGGGATAAGGTTGATAAGACATTAGCTTAATTTCACTGGAGGTTCAATTTGAATAGACAATTGAGTCGTACTTGCAGCTTCACCTATTCTTACGACTGCTTGACCTGCGGATGAAGGAGGAGTTACAGTTATTGCACCAGCTGTTGTAGGAGATAAAAAGAATAAATCCCCTGCGTTTAAACCTGAAATCTCTTTCAAACCAGCTACGACAACTTGTATAGTTTCATTTGCTAAACCAGAAATATTTGCAAATCCAATTACAAATGCATTTTCTATACTTCCGTCTGCAGCACTAGCTTTTCCTACTTGACCATCACTTGTTCTCATATATAAAGCATCACCTTCCGTTATATCCTCAAAAGCAATAGCATTAAAAGTAACTTTGGCAGGAGCAAATGTTGTAAACCCTTCTTTTAAATCAATAACTGCATCCACTAATCCTCTGTAATTAGGATCGTATGGTTCACGAGTCATATTCACACTATTAGCTACCATCAAGTCTCTTAATACAGAGATAGCTCCTTGTATATTTGGTTCGTATCCTGTTGCCATGTTAATTATATATAATTATCTATTTTAAACTGTGCCTACCATTATAATAAAAGTATGGAACCTCAAGTCATAGCTGCTATTATTTCAGGAAGTATCGGAGCTTTTGCTGGTATATCAAGGGCTTTGGGTAATTTCAATAAAAAATTAGATAGAAAATTTGATAAAATTCAACGAGAAGTAGATGATTTAAAAAACAGTGTAATTCACGATTATGTTTTAAAAGAAGATTTTTTAAGAGAAATGCAAGGTGTACATACTAAATTAGATAGAATTTTAGATCATCTGTTAAATCACACAAATTAGACATTAACCCAAGCAGAACTGGAAGATAGATATATTTTTAATACCCCACTACCACCACCAGATGTATCCCAATGTAATTGTCCATCAACTGGATTAGCAGGTTGTCCAGAAGATACTGATGCTACTGCTTTTACAGATTGAAATGATGTTCCATCAAAAATTTTAAAAATATGAGTGCTTGCTGTATCTAGCCAAGTCTCACCCTTGCTTGATGATGTAAATCCAGTTGCAGAACTATTTGGTGCAGTATTACCAATATGCACAGGACCTACTTTTATTAATCCTGTACTTGGTGAGGCTGTATTATCAGCGAAAAATAATCCAGGGCTTACATCATTATTATTTAAAGCTAACTCACCAGTTCCTAATCGTGTAGGGAAAGGTCTGTCATGAGCTGTGCTTGATCTTCTTGTTTGAATTTGTACTGCCATAATTAGCTCTCTACATTTATATATAATCCTGCATCTACTACTGTATCCTGATTAGTATCTGGATTATAAGTACTTGCATCAAGATTACTTGTGTTCTCAGAAGAATCAACAAGCTCACCATTTATATAATCACCTGAATTAATTAATCCTGATTCAAAAATATCAGTGAATTCAATAAGAGGTTTGTTTATAATTCCAAACTTTATATCATCTAGAACTGTTGGAGATTTATTAAATAATTTATTTACCATTGCAATCATTCTATTTGTTGTATTTAAAGATTTTCCAGATCTATCTAATCCACCTTTTGCATCTCTTTTTAAACTATCTGTTAATGTCATAGCTACAACAGATGGATCAAAATTAGCTACTTTTTGTTTATTGTTAAAGTTACCAATAATTTCTTTATTTCCTTCCCATTTTGTTGAACGATTATATAGAGCAAATATCTCTGCAGATTCTTTAAGTTTTTCTTGTTCTTTTCTCCAATTTCTTTCCCACGATTCAAGACCTTTGCCTACAGGTTTATCACTAGGTTCTAATAACCATGCTCCTACGTATTCATGTTTTTTTAAATTTTCAACAGTTACATAACCACTTGTTATTTCATCAAATGGATAAATAACAACAAAACTATTTGGGTCAGGTACATCAGTTATTGTGTATTCTCCAGAAATAGCATTTCCACTTGTAAAATTTAATTGAATTTTATCGTTTTTATTTAAATTATGTTCTTCAAAGTTTACAGTTATATTTACTCCTGATTGAGAATATTTTGCTGCTAATTTTAATGGCTCATTACCTTCATCATGAACTAACGACCACATAGCTGCGTAAATATGTTTACACCAACGGAGCTGATAATATTGTAAATTTTGAAAAGAATTTTCTTTTTCATCTTCATATTCTGGTAGTTCATAAAAATTATTTATAGTTACATAACCTAAATCTCTAAAAGTACCAGGTATATCTCTTTCATCACTCAGCGTTCCATCTGGCTGTAAAACATTTCCGGGTTTTGTATCTCTTATAGGAGTAACAGGAAATCTTGAATTATTTGATCTTTTAAATAAATCATAACTGTCTCTTCTAGAAAAATCCTGACACGAACAATTCCATCTTAATTCTGTTGTTAAAAATCTACCTACTGCAAAACCTCTATGAGCTGGTACTGTTGTTTTAGCAATTGTATCTACAGTTTTTGCTCCATAACTATCTTTCTTTTGAAAAATAATTTCATTAGTATTTGCATCAGATCCTGTAACTGTATATCCAACATAATCATCATACCTAAATCCTCTTAGTAATCTACTTAAAGTAAGATTTCCTGAAGTGGTTCCGCTTGTTATTGTAGTAACTTTAAACTCAGTACTTGATGTGACTTCTATTGTATATCTTCCAGAAGAAACATTACCAGTACTAACATCTAAAAACACTTTATTACCTGTTGATAATCCATGTACTGAACTACAAGTTACAATTACCTCGGAACCTGACCTTGTATATGTAGAAGAAATTCCGGGGTCTTTTTCAATTATTCGATCTGCCATTCTTTCACCAGCAAGAAAAGCTACCTCTGTAGGTAAAGTTCTCAATTGAACTCTCACAAATCTCCATCTTGTGTCATTAAATGCTGTTGAATTGTGATATGTAACATCACCCGAAGTTGTTAGAGAATTAGTCGCTGTAACAGTAAATGTATTCTGTGTTTTACTTACAATTTGTAAAGTCTCATCTATTGCATTTCCAGTAGAAATATCTAAGAAAACATCGTCACCGGGAAATAATCCATGATCTGTTTTAGTTACAGTTAAAGTTGTTCCGCTTTGTTGATAAGTTGCATCTACTGAAGGTGCTAAATATCTTACAGCAAGTATTGGTAATCCAAAATCATAAAAACTAAATCCATCTGTATCTCTCATTCCACAAACATGTTCACCTAACTCTTTATTTTTTGAGGGAAAAGTAAATATTCTTGCAGGAATAAAAACTCCGGGAAACTGTTGAAATGTAAAAAATAATCTGTAATCTCCTCTTTTATCTCTTTCTTTAGAAGTAGATCCTAATATCGTTTGCATCATTACATATAGTTCGTATCCTCTTCTCCATCTAGTCCACAAAGAATCTTGATTATAAAACTTTACTTCGCTTTCTAATTCATAACCATCAGAACCTCTTGGATAAATACTTGGGTCTTTTGGTTTATTATCAAAATTTTTAAATTTTTTATTAAAATCGAAATCTGACGATTTACCAAAATCTCTTATTTCGAATGCCATTATGTTTAATAGAAACCGCCCTGTATATTACAATAAAATCCATTTGTTAAAGCAGTAGCTCCACTCGCAGCTACATACAAAGCTTGTCCTCTCTTTAACATTAAACCTCTTTGTTTTGGAGCTATTTCATTATTACCTGATCCAAAATTAGATCCAGCTTGAACAGTAGGATGATTTATGAGAGGCAGTATCTCATTTAAAGTTAAACTGTAATATTGCTGACTAGAATCTATACTTGCTACAAATAAAGGGAAAAATTGATTTACGTTTGTTACTGTTCCAGTACTTACAAGATAAAAACAAAAATCAGTAGGCAAAGATGCATTCACATTACCTGTAATTGGTCCACTTAACGAAGGAATATCAACATCAAATGTTGTAGAAGTAAAGTTAGTTGTGTCTTTTACCTCAAAAGTATCATCTTTTGGAACAGTTCCTGAACTATATGTCGAAAAATCTAAAAATACATTTTGTCCTATTTCTAAATTATGCCCATTAGCTATTGTTACTGTGCAAGTAGTGCTATCTGCAGAGTATGTACCTGCTGTAACTGCTGAAGAATCTATAGCCTGAAGACTTCTTTTTGTATATCTAAAAAATATTTCGTCTATATACGCTCCACTAATTGCAGTATCTGTCAATCCTGAATCAACATCAAATACTTTTGTAGCTCCACCAACTGATGTAGGTATCAAACTTGTTAGAAAAGATTGACCCGAAGAAACCGTGCATAATGTGGAAGCGGTTGCTGGGCGATCCACCATTAAAGGTTGTTTGTTTGAACTACTACTTGACACTTTTACTTTTTAAGAAACTTACTTTAATTATATAGGAAGGTTTTTTTCCTATTTTTCTTCTTTTTTCCCTTTTTTACTTTTAGCATCTCTAGCTTTATCTAAAGCTTCTTTACGTTTCTCTTTATCAGACATTTTTTCACCACTGCCATCTTCCTTCTTCTTGTTTTTGTTTTTAAAATATTCAAGAAGCTGGGGAGGCATTTTTCCTTTAGCCATCAGTTTTCTCCAATCTAGATACAGGTACAGATGCTACAAAACGATTAGGGAGGTAATCTCCTCTAACAGTTGGGGCTCTCATGTAATCCCTTTCTGCGGTGAAGATATCTACTCGTCTGTCACCTGCCATTCTAGTACGCCCTCTACTTTCCTCAAAAGGATTTCTAGCAATCTTCTCTCCCTGTCCATAAATATTCTTATCTCTTTTTATACCTAATGTATAACCAAGTTGTGTTCTAGGTAAAACAGGCATTTATAAAGCAGCTAAATTAAAGGTGACTGTTGCAGAATTATCTCCACCAGACTCACTTACAAACACACCTTTTATATATTTAACTGGCCTATCCGAAACACTATATGCATAAGTTCCATTTGAAGTTATAGTTTGAGCTGAAATAATTGGAGCATAGTTTGTTCCATCGATGCTTCCATCTAAACGGACAACAACATTAGTATCAATTTCGGTAACCGTAACCATAAGAGTATAACTTTTTGTAGCGAAAAAACTGTTTAAAGCTACTTGTAAAGATGTTCCATCTCCGGGAGTAATTAGAGTGGCATCAGTAAAAAATATTGTATCTTGAAAGTGATTTATTGCCATTGTGATTTACCTGTGATTTGATTCTAAGAATAACCGTGTCCCTACAGCAACGTCAGCTGGTCCAGGGAGAGCTTGTATAAATTCTGCACCTTCTCTATTAAATCTATATCTAGCCTGCTCTGGATTGCGGTAATTGGGCACGTAGAGATGCATTGCAAGCCTATCTGTCTCATAAATATAAATTTCCGTCCAAGTTTTTAAAGTTTGTCTAAAATCAGAAGTTGATACAGTACGGTCAACATCACCAAGTATACTTTCTATTCTATTTTTTGGAATATTATTATTGTTAATACTACCAGTCATATCAGTTCTTTTCTCAGCTTCATCACACCTACCTATTTGCTCTACTATTTTACTTACCCAAAAAGAATCCTGAACATTATTAAGTGCTTCTTCTAGTCGAGCTTGGTCACCAGCTGGTATGGAAGTTATGTTATAACCTAAATGCCAACGTACTTTTGATTGTAAAAAGGTATCGAGCTTCATTCAAACAAGTAAAATATACCTGTTACTAGTCTACTCTCACTAAGTTCTCTTTAAATATCGCATCCCAATCAATTCTTTTAATTCCTTTAAGTTGCTCTAATTTTGTATATCTCTCTCCTGTCATCGTTGTTTGTAAATCTTTTATATCTCTTGCTGTCTTTAAACCTACACCCGGTAGACTATCTGCTATTTGTCTTGCACTAGCAGTATTGATATTCAAACGTCTATCAAGAGGAAAAGTTTCTTTATTAGTTGGTTTTGCAGTTTTATCACCAGTAGCTTTTAGTTCTGCAGTTAATCTTTCCTCTGTTCTTATTTTTTCATTAGTTGCATCTATATGAGGAATTAAATCATCCTCGTGAACATAATCCACTTCATCATTCGCATTCACGACCATGAAGATTCCTTCTCCGTGCTGAGATATCTTCTCAACTAAACCACCAGTTACTTTGTGTTGATATAGCATAATTAAAATTGCTTTCCTCTAATTTAGCTTACCTTAATAATTTTTTATTGACAATAAAAAAGCGAGTCGAGAGACTCGCCTTTTGGTAACTCTATAAAGATATAGATTATGAATCTGTTCCGCCTACTTGTGAAGCAAAATCCACGAAAGAAGAAACATCACTCCAAGATACAGCAGCAGCTGGACGTAAGTAGTTGACTCTACATACGATATAACCTGCTCTACCTGCATCTGAATCAGCTTGTGAGATGAATACTCCATCACCAGTGATTGTAGTGTTAGCAATAGCGTTTAAGTTATACACTTTAAAAGTAGTATCCGCTGTTACTTTGTACATCATGGAATTAGCTGCATCACCTGCTGCTATTGTGCTAGTCACAGATGTCCAAGCTGGAAAATCTCCAGTTGTTGTATCTGATGTACCTTGAGCAAATAGTGAGCCTGATGCACTTATAGAACTAGATGCAGCTGCTAAACCATTTAGCTGTGATGAAGGAACACCGAGTGGAGCACCACCATTGTCAGGTCCTAGTAATAGGATCTCACCAGTTGTACCTCCAAGATCTGCTGTTATAGGAGATGCTGGGAAGCTAGGAAGACCACCAGAAGGTACGTCTTGTGCAATAGCTATAGAAGCTCCATAAACATATGCAGGTCTATCTGAACTTGCTTTGACCACTAAACTTGTGCGGTCATCTCTTACCCTGTCACTTACTCTTCTATCTGGAGAAGGTACAGTGATACTAAAACTCTTGTTACTAGCTTGAGCAGCTGATAAGTTAGTTACTTTTACATAACCAATCTGTTCGAAGAGTTCAATTCCAGGCCAACCAAGTACACCCTCATGGTTAAATGCGGATAGCTTGTTGATCTGATTACC